TTTATTTTCCCTATATAGTATATAAAACATAGATATTATAGATATTATAGATTTATATAATCCTATATTTTCTATAATTCCTTTATTTTTATATTATATATAGGTTTTAAAGTTACAAATTAATATATAAAATACTTATTAGAGTTATTATATCAACGTTTATAAGGTGTAACTTTAGGTGTAACTTTCTACTTTTAAAGTTACATTAGGTTCGTTAAACCATTGATGTAATAAGGTTTTACTTTTTTTCAAAGTTACACCAAAGTTACATTTTGATTTTTGATTTGTAACTTTCTTTCTTCAAAGTTACACTCAAAGTTACAACCTTTTAAATCCTTTTTGAGGGCCATAATTTCCAAAACGTGTTGTTTTTTCATCCTTAACCCACCCAACAATATTACTAATTATTTGATTTATTTCTTTTGCATCAGTTCTCTTCATAAATCGTAAATCACCTTTTAAGCATTCTTCATATACTTCAACAGCACACACTTTTTGTCTAAATACCATCTGATCACCTTTATCAAAATCACCAGATAAAATATTTAATCTTGAACTTTTATCAAGTGAATACCAGTTTTCAGTAATAGGTTTATCCAGGTAATCGCGGATTAATCCTTCTTTTGCATTTGATTCTTTATGTTGTTCACGTGCCACGTTGGCTAACTCTTCAGCCGCCTTGCTAAGTTGCAAGCTTTCACCCATTAGAAATAATGCATAAGCCTCAGCCCACACCTGGTCAACATCTTTTGGTAAATCATCCCAAACGCTTTTTTTAATCTCACCTACACAAATATCAATTGGCCAAAAACGTCTATTTCCAGTTGGATCTTTTAAAAATTCATCGTCATTTGAAGTCCCGTAGAAAACACACCTTCTAGGATATTTGCTTGTTCGTCTTCCATAAGCTTCTCTGTATATATCTTCTCTTTTACTCAAGAACTGTTTGATTGCATTCGTATCATGTCTATTCATTGCGGTAAGTTCTCCAACTTCTACAATCCAGCTTCCCTGGATAAGTTCGGAAGCCTCTTTACCTTCGAATGTTTGTAAACTGTCGTTAAACCATTCTTTACCTAATATTGAAAAGAATGTACTCTTACCAACGCCTTGAGGTCCAGCTAAAATTGTCATTACATCAAATTTAACTCCACCAATAATAGCCCTGGCAACTGCAGCCACTAAACTTTTTCGAATAGCTTCTCTAGAAAATACATTATCTGCTGCACCAAAATAATCAATAAGTAGATTATCTATCCTAGGTACTCCGTCCCACTGTAATGATGTTAGATATCTTTCAACATAATTTATCCTATTTCCATCACTTACAATTAATAAAGCTTTATCTTGCTTATCCTGGCCCGTTATTTTATAAACTGTTTCAAGATATCTAGAAAATGAAGCATCATCCACTTCAGACCAATCTCTATGATCTTTATTTGTGTCATAATGTTTATCCCAAGGAAGTTGGCCGAAAACTAACCCTCTATTACTAAAAATATCGATAGCAATTTTATCTTTTAAATTCGGGTCATTCTCCAGTATTAAAACTATATTATTAATAGTCTTTTGAATTTTACCATCTTCACTTCTTTCAAGTTGAGAAAGCCAGTTTAATTCATCTTCAGCTTGATTATTTTCATCACTACCTATAATGTTAAAAACATCCTTAGCGTTGGCCACCATTTCACTATTCATCAAAGCTGCTACATTAGCATCTTCAAGAGCTAGTTTTTTCATGGCCGTGTAAGATGGATATTTGCTTACAGGAGTTCCGTCTTTTACGTTCTCATCAAGATTACTGAATTTGTGTATTCTTATTAGGTCAAAAGCATTAACAAGTTGGCCACAACATGGATCAGTTGCGTGATGTGAATATAAGAATTTATTATCATAAAGCACCGCTCCTCCAGAAGTACTACCTCCTGTGAAAGTATATCTATCAGGAGTGGCCGTTGCTTCATACAAAGCAGGGATAAAAGTTTGGATGGCCGTTGTAATGTCATAAACTTTACAAAACGAACCAACTAATCCATTTTTAGTTAGTGGATCTTGTTGTCGGGCCAAAAGTTGTTTTTGTTTAGTATCTTGTCCAGGGACGTGTGCCCACGTTGAAATGTCAGTCCAGTCAGCATACATATTAAGAACACCAACACGGCTACAAAATTGTCCTGGATAAAACTGGAATATGTACTCACTATCAACCGAACATGATGGGTAATACATAAATCGGTTAACTTCAAATGTAGTTGGGTCACAATTTTCAATTCCTAATAAACTACCTAACTTTCTAGCTATTGGCTCGTATTCATCAGGAGTACAGCTTTCATCAAGTGGAATAAGCACCCTAAGTCTAGGAGTATAATTGCTGTGTTTTCTCGTAGAATAAACAACAGAAGTACATCCAAGCGAACCCACTCTTTTTAAAATATCGTCCGTCATATTTGGTTGTATGTTATCTAAGTCTAAACAGACAACATCACGACTGATTATGTTCGTTGCTTTTCTTCGACCATCTAAAAGCTTAGCACCCGTGAAGCCCCCAACATCTTTTAGATTATCTTGATCTGATTTTTTCATCTTGAGAAATTCATCGTATTTCTCTTGAGTTCTAACAGGAGATTTTAAAGTTTCTACAAAGTCAAGCCAACTAATATCTGTGTTTTGCCAAATAGTTGCTTTTCTGTGATTTGCTTTAGCAATTCCTAATAATCTATTTGCTTGCACTTTCTAACCTCCATTCTAATCTTTCATGTAATATTTAGTCTCAAATCCAGCACCTTTTAGCACTAATCCAGGAGCCCAAAGAATAGGCTCTGCCAAAATATTATTTACATCTTCTAGTTTTTCATCATCGTAAGCATCTATCACCACTTCATCGTGGATATGCATTACAACATCATAATTTTTTTCATATAGTCTTAATAATGTTTCCGCAAGGCAATCTCTTGCTATTGCTTGCACAATATTCTCGACTAGCTTTCCTCCATAAGTTGAGTTAACTTCCCATTTTTTAGTAGTTTGGTTAACTCCGTAATAATGTAGTGCATCTTTTTCAAACTGGTTCAATTTTAAAAACGGCTTAGGATAATAAATTGAACGGCCACTAGGTAATTTAATTGATATAAAATCAAGTCCATACATCATATCCCATTCACGTTGAATCTCAAGACCTCGTACATATTGAGTTCCGTTGCCATTCATAGCTTGAATTACAGCATCTCCTACAGCGTACCACAATCGAACAATGTTCTTATTAGCTTCTCTCCAACGAACTTTAATATCCGTAAGTTCTTCACTAGTAAGGCCCATTCTATCAGCTCCCATTGCTATTAAAGCTGACTCTCCGCCTTGATATCCTAATGCTAATGTTGCTACTTTACCACGCTGCCTTAGGCTATACTCAGGATTACCTTTTGAGATTTTATCAATCGGTACATTAAACATCTGACTGGCTGTTGCCTCGTAGATTTTACCATGTGTTGCGAATACTTCGTTGACCCACTCTTCACCTGCTAACCAAGCAATTACACGTGCTTCAATAGCACTAAAATCACTTATTATAAACTTATCCTTACTAGCAATAAATGCCGTTCTTACTAGTTGGCTTAGCGTATCAGGTACATTACCATATAGAAGTTTTAAAGCCTCGTAATTACCATCTTTTGCAAAACTTCTAGCAGTATCCAGTGTATCGATGTAGTTTCTAGGTAAGTTTTGAACCTGCACTAATCTACCAGCCCAACGACCAGTCCTGTTAGCTCCGTAAAACTGCAACAGCCCTCGAACTCGATCATCTTTACACATCGCATTTTCCATAGCTGAATATTTACTGACACTAGTTTTTCCAAGTTGCTGCCTTATCTCTAAAACTCTTTTAACTTTCAACGGTAAAGTATCTCTTGATAATAAATCCGAAATAACATCTTTTGTTAATCCATCAAGTTCTTCTCCTAATTGACTTTCAACCCAAGTTTTAAGTTGACTAACACTATTTGGATTTTCAAGGTCAGTAATTTTAAAAGCTTCCTCCGTTAAATTATTAGTACTTTCAGAATCAATAGAAAGCACACCATTTACAAGTGATCTATCTACCATTACACCGTTAGCGTTCATTAGAATATCCATCTCCCAAAGTTTTTGCTCTTTTGATGGAACTTCAAAAGCTTTTATATATTGATAAATTTCATACTCTGCTTCTACGTCTTGAATATTATACTCACAGTATAGTTTCCATTTCTCTAAATCATGATGCGGATCATTCCAAGTCCTACCCCCGTTAGTCTTTGTTGGCTTACAGGGAACTGAGAAATATTGAATTAATCTACTTCCAGTTGTCAATTTTTTCTTATCTTCTGCTATACCTATTGCCTTACCAGTCATTCCTAATCCAGCAGGTAATCCTAAATAAGTAGCGTGCATCATAGTGCACCTCCACTGAGATATATTAGTTTCATATCCAGCCCTATTTAAGCAGTACCACTCAAAAGCAGCATTATATGCATGCTTAATACAATCTGGATTATTTAATAGAGCAACGATATCATCTGGAATTTTTTCACCCTGTTTTAAATCTACCAATTTAACTTCCGAATCATTAAGTTTGTAAGAGAATAGCAAAATTTCAAAGTCTTCAGATTGAGCATATTTGTAAGCCCCACATTTAGAAATATTCACACTGCTTCGTGTTTCAATATCGATACTTAAATGTTGCATATAGTCCTCCTAAAAATTTAGGGGGGCTAACCCCCCTTAGTAATTTATTAATATTAAAGTGGAAGTCCAGTTAATGGATCTACACCAAATGAACCTTGTTGAGTTGGTTGTTGGTATTGAGGTGTAGTTTGTTGATACTGCTGAACAGGTTGTGTTTGTTGCGGATTAGGGAATGGATTAGGATTTGATGCACCGCCTAATGCTGTGAATAATTTATCTGCAGATACTGGAGCACCACCTAAAACTTCACCGTCTCTAACTTTTTGAATGTGAGTTAGTCCGAACCCTACACCTTTTTTACCTGTATGCATATAAGGGAAAACATTAATAGCTACGTTCGCATAAACTCCTGAATAAATTTCAGATTGATTCAAGATAGGTTGAACATTTTGATCTACAATTTGAGGTTGTCTGTCAGCATTTGCACTGGCAGTGAAAACCCAACAACCTTTACATTCATCTCCGAAAGGTGTTCCATCTTGCTTCACTCCGTCACCATCATGAATAGGATTAGCAACTACAGGAGGCATTACACCGTTCCATTTCTCATTTAATCCTTTTTGAGCCGCCGCTTGAATAGCTGCATCTAATCTTTGCTTACTATTTAAATCGCTTTTCGGTAATAAAATTGTAGTGCTATATTTTGGCGGTAAATCTGGATTATTTGAGAAAGGTTTAAATACATTTACATAACTTAATCTCACGTTTTGTACTACTGCTGTTGTTTCATTTGTCATAATTTTAAAATCTCCTTAATTTCTGTTTTAATTTATTGGTTTAAAAATACTTGTTGCTTTTACTGTGTCAGTAATCGCAGGTCTTTTATCATTTTCAAATACTAAAGTAGGCTTGCCTGTACTTGTTACAACCATATCACCTACTAAATTATTAAATTGTTCTTTTCCAAGGGCCTTTTCTAGTTTGGCCAAAGTCAACGGTACTTTATCAAAAATTATTGCTTCGTCAATACCGCCATCAATTAATTTCTTGAGAGCTTCATCTTGATTAGTCCAAGAGCGGGAAGTTCTACCAGCTACTGCTTTTAGTCCCTTAACATCTTCACCAGTTAAGCATAGATTCAAGGCATAGGCTTTTAAATCATTAACCCACTTCGCTATGTCTTCACCTCGTGAAATATATTCGAATAGCTTATCTCTAGGAATTTCATTAGGATTTAAGTGTATTTCTGATTCAAGAGATAAATTTTTCTCCGCCCTGGCCGAACAAATATCACGGGCCTTACAGAACTTACAAGCCTTAGCCGATGGGACTAATTCACCTGTTCCACTTAGAGCCTTACTTGATTGAACGTTGAAATAATCTCCCCATAATAACAATTCTGTTAGGTCAACTTCCCAACTTGAATAATTATTTAACCGTGGCTGTACAATATTCATTTCAATTTTTTTGATATCGTAAATTAAGCTAAAAGCGTTGTAAGCTCCAAGTGCATATAAGATTAGCTGTTCATTTTTCTCAGCAGAGACTGGAACCCCCTTACCATATTTCAAGTCGATTATAGAAAGTGTAGATCCATGAATTAAAATACAGTCACAAGTCCCAAATCCTCCAGGAACCCAACTAGAAAAATCTACTCTTTTTTCAATCTCAATATAAGGCTTAGATGGAAAGCTTAAAGCTTTTTCTTTTATAAAATCAACATAATTGTCTGTGAACCCATCCATTTCAGCTTGATATAATTCATCTTCTTTTATCTTTTTAACTGCTGCATTAAGCTTTCTCTTACCAAAGCCTTTTGAATCTAAATAATGCTTTAACTTAAGTTCACTTAATTCATGCGCCAATGTTCCTTCCTTTGCATATACAGACTCAGTGTCTGGAATACCTTCCTCCATTTGAACACTACCAGGACAGGTGGCCCACCTACTGGCACCACTAGCACTAAGCTTTGCATGAGCCCTTTCTTTATGGTTAATTTCTGTCATTAGATAGCCGCTCCTAATTCTCGTAATCTTAGTGCAAAAGCTCCGTATTGATCAACAGGTAATGTTGTAAGGGCTAATGAGTTAAACTCTTGTAATAAGCCTTGTAAAAGTTGAATTTTACCTGCTTGAACTAAAGTACTTGATGCACGTTGTAAGTCTTCTAAAGTATAGGCTTTTTCAGCAACAGGTACTACAGTTTGTACTGTTTGTACTGTTTGTTGGACTGGTACTGTTTGTACTGTTTGTTGGACTGGTACTGTTTGTACTGTTTGTTGGACTGGTACTGTTTGTACAGGTACTGTTTGCTGAACAGTTTGCACTGTTTGCACAGGTTGTTGAGTTGGTAATTGAGTTTGTTGAACAGGAGAATCTTTAAAAGCCTCCACATTAACTGCTACATTCTCAACTGCATTTCCATATCTTGCTATAATTTCATCTAATAAAAGGATATCCTCCTTATTTGTGATTAACACATTTGCATTTACTATTAATTTCATTTTTTAATCTCCTATTTTAAATCTTTTAATAATCTTCTACCTTCTTGAATATACTGAATTTTTATATTGTGATCTGTACATTCTTGAATATTTTCTATAACAACATCAACTAATTTCTTTAAATATCCTCTTCTTGAGAACTCTTCTGAAGTATGGTTATAATCTTTCAAAAATGCTATACTTTCCAAAGCGGTATATTTACCATCCTCGATTATAATTTCACCATTATTTTTTAGTTTACTTATAGCCATTCTCATTTTTGAGTAGGGAAAGCCTAAATCGTTAACTAAATCATACTTATTACATCCAGGATTAGAATATATGTAATTTCTAATTGCTTGAGTTAAATTAACTCCAGTATTCTTCCTCATTTTTAAACTTCTCCATTTCATAGACTTTATCGATTAAAATATCAATAACTTCTCTTATCTTTCTACGTTCTAATGATTCGAAATTTGCATAATCTACACAGTCTGCAAGCTTGTTTCCTGTAAATCGTAAATCTGCTATGATGTCTGAATATTTTTTATTCTCCATTTTCTTCATCTCCTAATTTATTGATAAAATCAGATATAACAGACATGAATATCTCTCCTCCATCTATCATGACACAGCTTATATTTCTATCTTTTAAAAACTCTTTCTCTTGAGGAGTTAATAGAGAATTTAACTTATCAAATACCGCTATTTCCTCTTCTTTATCATTCAATAAATCATTACCTTTTTCATCAAGTAATTTTGCCTTATATTCCTTACCTAACAATGAACTAATTAAGAACGTTGATTCTTGAATTATTTTCTTGATGTCTGTTGTTGGATTATCGTGTTTTTTACACAGTCTAAAATATCTTTTACCAATATTTCCGTACCAAAATGCTTGATCATGAGTTAAATTAGCATCGTTTAACAAATCCTTTAATATATATCTTGTTTCAAGCTGTAAACTATCTACTACCATTTCTTTGCCATCTATAATCACAGGAACATTTTTAAGTTCAAACTTGTAATGTTGTGGATTAGGTTTGTTAATATTATCTTTTGTCACTTGCTTTTTCCTCCTAAATATGTTATTTTAAAGTTGTAAATTTGTGTAAATAGTCGTTGTTTTAAACGGCTATTTTTTATTTGCTATTTAATATTTTTAACATCCCTAAAAAGAAATATTTTCTTTTTAATTTTTCAACATCTTCTAATTTGATAAGATTAAATCCTTTATAAATAGAGTGTTCTAACCCAGTTACTATTATTAAGTTTAGAGAATCTTCTAATTCATTCTTATCCACAGTTACCGGTTCTATTAATTTCATAATCTCATCATCTATATTTACTAACATTCCAATTCTCCACCAAATTTTAATTTATTATGTACTCTTCTAAATATTCCTAATATATCCGCTTCTGGTAGTTTAATAAGTCTTTGATATATTTCTTCAACATCATTATTACCATCACCATATAGCAATTTATCAACACTCATATTTCCGATAGTAGCTATTTTAGTTAAAGCTGTTTCTGGTGGAAGTCGAAAACCTTTTTCCCAGTCCGACACACTACTTTTACTAGCTCCAACCTTCTCCGCAAATTCAATTAAAGTTAGAAAGTTACGTTTTCTAATGGCCATAATACGTCGCCCAACTTGCTTTTTGTTGATATTTTCATCCTGGTTTCTTTTCATCTTAATACCCTTCTTTTTGTCGCTGGATATTCACTAATGATTTCTTTTTATATGCTTCAAATAATTCATCAAAACTGTAATAAATCATTGCAATGTTTAAAATCAACTCAATAGCAAATCCAGCTGACTGTTTGTAAACAGTATTGTGTACTCTTTTTGAGAATAATTCACCATGTTCAATCTCATTTCTCATTAATTTTATGTGTTGATCATTATTTCTATTTAACACAGTTGCGCATCTATCAATTTCAAAATGTTTCTCATCGTCATTTAATAATGACAATGCGAACGCTAGACAATCAGCTAATTCATCTAGTTGTTTTTCAACTGGTGTCTTATGCTTTTTCCAAATTTTGAAAAAACCTATCGCATTGTACCACACATGGAACTCCTCACTTAATGCTGTTATTATTTTGTCACGTTGCCATGTTTCCATATGACTATCTACTTCATGTTGAATAATTTGTAATTTTACTAATTCATTGTATAGTTCTAAATTTTGCATTCTATTTTCCTTTCTTCTCTATATAAACTAAAATATTTTCATCTTTTATGTAATCTAAAAATTCTTCGACAAAATCACAATCACTCTCTTCATATAATCCAGATAAAACTGCTACTAGCGTTTCACTTTGTATTTTTACATGATCAAATAGATTACTTCCAGTGTTAAAATATTCACCTTTAATCAACATCATCTTCTATACTCCTTTCAATTCATTTAAATCTATATCTAATGCATTTGCTAAGCTAACGATATAATCAAATTTAATTGTGGCGTTTATTCTGTATCTAAAATTATAAATGCACGTTTTTGGCACACCACTTATTTCAGATAATTCAGTAGGCTTGATTTTCAGTTGTTCGATTTTATCAATTAGCAATTCTCTAAACTTCATACTGTATATGTTATTGTTATTTCTACTGATTTTATATCTAGTCATTTTCTTCACCGTCTTCAAAAGCAAACCTACCACGTTCATCTAAAATGTAAAATGGTAATAATGTTGCTCCTAGCAGAAATGCTAGAATTGTTTGCCACTCTATACTGCTTAATACAAGTGTGCACATTGCTATTACAATGCAAGTCCAATAGTAAGTGTTGAATTTTCTTTTTCTTAATTTATCCATTTTAAGCTCCTTTCTTTAATCGTTTTTCACGTTTTTTATCAAGCTCTTTTTGGTTGATGTAATTGTAAACTCTTATTTTATGATATGTAATATTAGTTTCAATCAAACCTTGCATGAATTCATATGAATTCTCTAGTCCTTCTAACTCTTGAATATAAGCGTTGAATTTTGGTGTTGACTTATCCATTTTTAAGAACTTCTTTAATTCACTTCTAGTCAACCAGTTTTCTGGTTCTTGAATTTTATCTTCATATGCTTTGTACATTTGATCACCTCCTTGTAGGTTTAAAACCCAACTTGCAGAATATTTAACGCGGTTTTACCGTGTTAATAGGTAAAAAATTTATATCAGAATAACTGATATTAAATAATGATTCTATCTTAATTATTTCTGGTACATCAGGATAACTTTTAAAGTTTTCCCATTTACTCCAAGTCGCAGGAGATATATTTAATTTATCTGCAACTTCTTCTTGAGTCATATTTGCTCTAACTCTTAACATTTTAAGTGTATACTTATTTACCACTTTGACACCTCCTTTCTCAAGAGTACGATTTTATTATACACGGTTAAACCGTGCCTGTCAATAGATTTTTTTTACTTTTTTTAATATTTCTTGACAAAAACGCGTTTTTACCGTAAAATTGTAGTATAAAAACTAAATTAGTAAAGGAGAAAAAATAAGATGCCTAGTTTAGGAAATAAAGAAGTAATGGCTAAAAATATTAAATATTATATGAAAAAATTTAATTTAAATGCTACTAGCCTTGCTGCTGAATTAGATTTTAAATATTCTACTGTTTTAGATTGGTTGAAAGCAAATACTTATCCTAGAATCGATAAAATAGAAATAATGGCTAATTATTTCGGTATAGAAAAGTCTGATTTAGTTGAAGATAAAATGTCAAAATCTGAAAATCAAGATTTATCTATTATGGTAGATGATTTAATGAACAATTTAAATAGTACACAAACCCTAATGTATAAAGGAGAACCAATGGATGAAGTTACAAAGGAGTTAGTACGTGCTTCAATAGAGCAAGCTGCTCGTATCGCTATGGCACGTCACAAAGAATCTAAACTTGACGATTAAAGATACTTACAATTCTCTTGTAAAAGAATTCGGAACAAACGATCCATTGAAAATAATAAAAGAATTAGGAATAATTGTACAATTTGCAAATCTTGGAGAAAATAAAGGTTTGTACCATACTTTGAAAATAGATAACATAACATACCACTGCATACACATAAACAATAATCTATCTTCAAAAGAACAGCGTTACACATTAGCTCATGAATTAGGTCACTATATATTACATAAAGGATCTAACGTGCATTTTTTAAGACGTGTAACAAGCACACCTCTATCAAGACAAGAAATAGAAGCGGATTTATTCGCTAGTTATTTCATGGTATCAGATGAAGAGATAAAAGAAATAAACAATCTCACATATATTTCTGAGGCTTACAAACTTGATTATAGAATATGTGAGAAAAGGTTAGAATATATAATTTAAGGAGAAATACATTATGTTTTTTAAAAAAGATCCAGAAAAAGAACGTTTAAAACAAGAACGTAAACAAAAAGAATTAGAGTTGAAAGAACAAAAGAAAAAAGAAAAAGAAGAATTAAAATTTAAATCAAAAGAAATAGCCGATGAAAACAAAGCTAGAAGAACAGAATTCAAAAAAACACTTGCTTATCCTGGTATTATAATTGATGAAATATCAGAATCATTTAAGTTAAATATCGATTATTTCAAAGTATTTAAGTTCGATGAATTAGTAGATTATAAACTTATAGAAGACGGTGCAAAAGTTGCTCAAGGCGGAATTTCAATAGGTCGTGTAGCAGCAGGTGGAATCTTATTAGGTGGTGCTGGAATGATAATCGGTGGTTTGACTGGAAAGAAAAAATTAGAAGATCAAGCTACTGAATTAAAAATAGAATTTACTGTTACAGGTTTAAATGAAGGTACGTACAGTATCGATTTACTAAATAAACCTATTAAGAAAGATAGTCTAGTTTATAAAGGATTAGTAATTAATGCTAAAGAAATAATTGAATTTTTCGATAAAATATCAAATGTAGAATAAAATAAAATATTAAATTAGATTTATAATAAAATATGTGATATAATGATATCAGATAGGGCTATGCCCACCGTGAAGAAGTCTTGTATCATTAGATAAAGGCTTCTTTTTCTTTTAAATAAAAAAGTAGGTACTATTAAGCACCTACTAAAGGATAGAACTCCTTACCTTTAAAAAATCGATTTTAAAAAGGCGATATTTTAAATATCTTTTAAAATAATCGTGTAATTCTACACGAAGCCTCTATAAAATCATTATATCATATTTTAAAGTAATTTACTATTTTAACCGTATAGAATTCAACACGGTATATACTTGAATTCAAAACTTCAAAATGCTATAATTAAGTTACTAACATAGATACTTAAATGTATCTATCGCAAATCTTCACTAGAGTTTAATGCTCTCAACCGTTGGTAACTAGTTACTGACGGTTTTTTCTTTTAAACTGGTCGAATTCCACCAGTTTAGACAAAATAAAAATCCTCTACTCTTGCAGGAGTAAAGGATAAAATGAGATACTGCAATATCTCAAAAAATGTGTATGGTATACACATAAACCACCACTAATAGTATATCATACACATCTACATTTAACAAGAAAGGATGTGTATTTTATGTACAGAGAAATAACTCACAATGGGAAATACAGATACGTTCAATCGTTTAAAGATAAGGATGGAAAAAACAGACGTGTTTCCATTGTTAAAAACAATAAAACTAGAGCGACTGAAAAAGAAGCATTTGAAGAATTACAAGAAAAGATCAATAAGATTTTAAATCCGGAGCAAGAGTATCACAATTTAGGATATTATAAAGAAAAGTATCTTGAATTTAAAAAGCCGTTATTAGCGTATCATTCATATCTAATTTATGAAAATGCTATTGGGAAATTGGAAGATGAAGAAAATTTAAAAGATATCACTAAAATAAAATATGACAAAAAATTAATGGAAATGAGGGGGGAATTTTCTCCTCGAAATATTAAAGTAATCTGTATTATCTACAATAATTTTTTCAATTTCATAAAAAAATACTATAATTCTAGCTTCGATGTAAAATTAGAGTTCAAGTTGACAAAAGAAGAAAAAGCTTTAGAATTACAAAAAATAAAGTATTTAGAAAAAAATGAAATTCCTAATATTTTAAATAAAATTAAAAATAACACAGTTAGAAGTATAGCTATTTTACAATTACACACAGGAATGAGAATAGGGGAAGTCTTAGCACTCTCACCAAAAGATGTTGATTTTAAAAACAAAACCATTTCAATAAACAAAACAAAATTAACTAACGGAGAAATTAGTTCACCTAAAACATTGTCAAGTATCAGAACTATTGAAATATCTGATTTTATAGCTAAATTATTACTTGATTTTATATCAAATAAAGAGTTTATTTTTAAAATCACATATAAAACCATAACAAGGCATTTACAACCGCTGAATATCAACTCACATATATTTAGACACACTCATGTGGCGTTGCTTATAGAAGAAAATATACCTATCAAGGTTATTTCTGAAAGATTAGGTCACTCAGATATTAATACTACCTTGTCAATTTATACTCACGTTACGAAAAATATGAAAATCAACTTAAGAAATAAACTTGACAACCTTTCCCCATTTATTCCCCATTCTTAATTAATAAAATGCACCGAGGTTGATATTAAAAGCCTCAGTGCATTTTTTCTATATTATTTAGAGTAGTTTGGACTTTCTTTTGTAATTTGAACATCATGTGGGTGAGATTCGATTAATCCTGCACCTGTCATACGAACAAATTGTGAATTTTCACGAAGTGCACGTAAGTCACGTGAACCTGTGTAACCCATACCTGCACGTAATCCACCGATGATTTGGTAAATTGTTTCAGAAACAGCACCTTTATAAGGTGTACGTCCTTCAATTCCTTCTGGAACTAATTTTTTACCATCTTCTTGGAAGTAACGGTCTTTAGATCCTTTTTCCATTGCAGAAATTGATCCCATTCCACGGTACGCTTTAAATGTTCTACCTTGGAAGATTTCTAGTTCACCTGGTGATTCTTCACAACCTGCAAGCATAGATCCTAACATTACAGCATGTCCTCCAGCTGCGATAGCTTTTACTACGTCACCAGTATATTTAATTCCACCGTCAGCTATGATTGTTTTTCCTAATTCACGAGCTACTGTTGCACAATCATAGATAGCAGTTATTTGTGGTACACCTACCCCTGCAACTACACGAGTAGTACAGATTGATCCAGGTCCAATACCAACTTTAACAACATCTGCTCCTGCTTCAAATAAATCACGAGCTGCTTCTCCAGTTGCAACGTTACCCGCAATAATATCTAGGTCTGGATAGTTAGTTCTTAATGTTTTAACTGCATCTAATACCCCTTTAGAATGTCCGTGAGCAGTATCTACTACGATAGCGTCTACCCCTGCAGATACCAAAGCATCAACACGTTCAACCGTATCGTTTGTAATCCCTACAGACGCTGCAACTAAAAGACGTCCTTTTGCATCTTTTGCTGAGTTAGGATATTTAGCTAATTTTTCAATATCTTTAATTGTAATTAATCCTGTTAATTTTCCTTCTTCATTAGTTAAGATTAATTTCTCAATTTTATGGCTACGTAAGATTTCACTAGCCTCTTCTAAAGTAGTTTTCTCTGGAGCAGTAATAAGGTGCTCTTTAGTCATTACTTCACTAATTTTAATATCAAAATCAGTTAAGAATCTCATATCACGGTTAGTGATGATTCCTACTACTTTCATATCTTTTTCATTGTTTACAATAGGTACACCTGAAATTCTGTATTGTTGCATTAACTCTTCTGCTTCATATACTAAGCTATCTGGTGTAAGGAAGAAAGGATCAGTTATTACTCCACTTTCTGAACGTTTAACTTTTTTTACTTGCTCAGCTTGTTCTTCAATACTCATATTTTTGTGAATTACACCTAGACCACCTTCACGTGCCATTGCGATCGCCATTTTGTGTTCTGTTACTGTATCCATTGCAGCAGAAATAACAGGTACTGATAATTTGATTTTCTCTGTTAAACTAACTTTTAAATCAACCTTCTTAGGTAAGATATCACTTTTTGCTGGTACTAAAAGTACATCATCAAATGTTAAACCTTCTTTTTGAAATTTATTTTCCCACATTTTATTAAAATCCTTTCTTATTTTTCGTCATCTGATATATTAAATTTAACTTCGTTATTTTCAAGAGAAGCTATTCTACATAAAGAACATACATTCACATTTCTTTCATCTAATAATTTTCTACCATCTTGGAAACTTTTCTCAACTAGTATACCTACACCTACAGTTTTGGCACCAGCTTGTTTCACTATTTCCATAAGCCCTAATGTAGCTTGCCCATTAGCAAGGAAATCATCGACTATAAGAACTTTATCATCTTTATTAATGAATTTTTCAGAAACTACTATAGTATTAGTTATATTTTTAGTATAGCTATGAACCTCGGCAGTATACACATCACTATTTTTCAAAGTAGATGGCTTACTCTTTTTAGCAAATACCATCGGCACTTTAAATAAATTAGCAACCATAATTGCTGGTGCAATACCACTTGCCTCAATTGTCAAAATCTTCGTTATCTTCTCTTTTTTAAAATACTCGTAAAAAGACTCTGCCATCTTCATCATTAAACCAGCATCGATTTGATGGTTTAAAAATGAATCAACTTTAAGGACATTATTATCATAAACTTTACCATCGGTAATAACCATTTCTCTTAGTAATTCCATAACTCCTCCTATATAAACTTTGAGTAATTTTATTTATGATACCAAACTTTCATTGAAAATTCAAGAGCCTAATGAAATGTTATTCATTAAGGCTCTTTATTCATAATATTATTTTAAATTGTCTAATAAGTCAGTTATTTCTTTTTGAGAAAAATGATATTTTTCTTTACAAAATGCACAAACTAATTCTGTTGTCTCTTGTTTAGCAATATCTTCCAACTCTTCTTTACCTAATGTTACTAAGGCATCCGCATAACGTTCTTTAGAACATGTACATTTGAATTCAACATCGTTCTTATGTAAGATACGATAGTTTTCTTCTCCACCAAAGATAATATTTGCAATTTCTTCTGGGGTTTTCCCTTCATGAATAAGCGTAGAAATTGGTTTAATATTACTAATTGCTTTTTCAATCTTTGTTATTGTATCATTAGTTGCATTTGGCAGTACTTGTAAAATGAATCCACCTGCAGCTATTACAGAATTGTCAGTTTCTACTAACACCCCTAAAGATACTGCAGAAGGTACTTGTTCACTAGCCGCGAAGTAATATGTGAAGTCTTCTGCGATTTCTCCAGATACGATTGGTGATGTAGTAGTGTATTTCTCATTTAATCCTAAATCACGCACTACTGTGATGTTTCCACCACCTACTACTCCTTTTACATCTAGTTTCCCTTGTGCATTACTTGGAATATGAACTTGCATATTTTTCGCATATGCTGTAGTTTCTCCAAGTTCATTTGATGAAGCGTATATAGTTCCTACAGGACCATCTCCACGCACTGCAACATCAATTCTATCCCCACTCTTAAGCATAGCTCCCATCATAGTAGTAACCGTAGCAGTACGTCCCACTGCTGCGATTGCCGTTGGATACGCATCATGTCTTTGTCTTATTTCTTCTACTAAATCTGTAGTTTTTGTTACAAAAAATCTAATTTCATCGTTAAAGGCTAATCCTCTAATCAAATAAT